TTATTTTATTGAAAGTTCATTACCTTGTTTTATAATCTCTTTCACTTGTTTAATAGCTGGGTTCGTGTGGTTTCTAACAGTACGTTCGTTTAACAGATAACGGCTTGCAACTTCTGATAGTGTCAAGCGTTCCATGTATCGCAACCGTATCAACTCTATGTCATCATCGCTCAATGAATCAAACAGCTCTGTCATTGCGTTTAATATAAAGCGTTGTGGTATGAGTTGGTCTGTGTTGTCTATCCTATCGGTCCATGACTTCATAACGCCTGTAAGATATAACCTGATATTAAACTCTAGTTCATTCATAATATAATCCTCCAAACAAAAAAGCACCCCCACAATTAGAGATACTTTCCTGAACTTATTATACCACTGCCCATCTCTGGGACTTATGATAGTTCTATTATATCATGCTTTAGATATAATTTCCTTAGCTTTCTTCATGACTTTACCTGTCTTAGCTGTTATCTGATAAGCTGGCAATCCTGTGCGCTTTGTAGTCTCTGCGATACTTAATAACTCAACGTATCTCAAACATAATAGAGCTATGCTGTCAGTATCGACTGTATCAAATATATCATCAAGATCCTCCAATAATTTAAGAAGCCTTGGTAAGTTACCTGGTTCAGCTCCTATCTTTTCAATGTAAGATTTTCTGCTTTGAGCGCTTAGGTATAACGTTCCTCTAAGATACCACCTTATAACATCTTGAGGTCTCCCCCAATAATATCTAACCATCTATTTTTATATCCTTTCGTGCTATATTATAAATTCCTAGCGAGTAGGTGTTTTCGCGGTAACAGAGTAACAGACACCTATAAACGGCTTAACCATAAGGCTAAAGCTGTCACTTCTAACAGTAACGTGTTACCGATTCTCAGTAACACTTTTATTTTTTCTGACATTAACAATAAATACCTAGCCAATAAAGACTAGGTTTTTTTATTATAATCTAATCACTCAATCCGTCAAGATAAGCTCTTACTTTTTCTTTATACTTTCGTGTACGCTCGTCTTCAAATTGTTTGATAGAACGAGTGACATTGATAGAAGTATCATCATAAGCAGGTTTACTTACGACACTTATTTCTCCTAATGTTTGAAGTTGGTTGATTGTTCGGATAGGTTTACTTGCTCCTTGTTGCCATGAATCGCCACCGTCTGCCACGACAAAACCGAAACTCATACCTTTAAGGTTCCCAGCCTTAATATTGTTATAAACGTCATGGCCAACTGTTGTATCTGGCATATCCAAAACAAAATGCAAGCCGACTTTATCAATGCTTAACTTTAAAGTTCCTGCATCAACTCGCCCTAATACATTGGCGTAGTCGTGATTATATAAAGCTAATACATCGCTTAGGTCAACATTATTGAGCGCCGATGAAGAAATATACTCAATAAAAGGTGCATTAGGCACACTTGGCTTATTAAATACAATGGCATACCCTGCAATTTGTCCAATAAACCCTGCTTTTTTATTTGCGTCTCTGATTTCTAGTTTGCTATCAATTCCAAAATTAATTTCTGTTTTTTTAGTCATTTAATCCCCTAATCTAAATCAGTCAGGATTTTTTCAGATTTTAGAAATGCCATCAGTTCTTTTTCATATTGACCTGCCATTGCTCTAACAATTCCAAAGAAAAAGTTATTTTTGTGACTTCTGTTTTTTTGACCGATTAAATTATCTAATGCGCTTCTAGAAAAAACATTTGATTTTTCTAGTAAGTAATTTCCTGATTCCTGAAGGCGATAACGTTGGTCATCAACTTCCTTGTTATATTCCTTTAGTTTTTTCTTCGTATCTTTAGACACGGTACTTTTTAATAAATCTAGCTCAATGTCACTTAAATTATCTGCTTGGCTCAATGCTTCTCTAAGAGTGTCATCAACTTCTTGAGAACTCCAGAAAATATCAAGCTCTTTCTGTTCCTCCGCCAGCCGTTTTTCTAATGTTTCTAGTAATTGCTTAGCGTTATTCAATTCAGATAAGGCTTTGAGTGATTCATCAATATCATCATTTTGAGATTGATTTTCCATTTTTTCAATTTTGTTTTTTAATTCGGAAATTAATTGATTCGTTTTATCAACTTTTTGAGTAAGTTGTTTAGCTTGTTTTTCGAGTTTGTTTTTTGCTTCTTCAATATATTTTACTTGCATGTTATTTCTCCATTTTTCGTTATTTATTATTTATCGGCATTCCAAAGAACGCCCAACTTATCGCCTAATGTCGCAATGGCTTGATAAGTTTCTTGATCTGATTGAAGTTGGTTATCAAAGTATTCTTTTAATGATAGAAGATTTTCAACTGCTTTATTTCTCTCATTTTCGGCGACTGGGATTTCTAAGTTTTTTGTTTCGTTGCTCATTTTATTTTCTCCAATTTTTTATGTTAAGTTTTACTAGGCTTTGTCAACAACTCAATTTGTCGGACAGCGTGCTTTTTTCATGTTTTTATTTCCTCTGATAAATTCCTAGCGAGTAGGTGTTTTTGCGGTAACAGAGTAACAGACACCTATAAATGGCTTAACCATGCGGTTAAAGCTGTTACTTCTAACAGTAACGTGTTACCGATTCTCAGTAACACTTTTATTTTTTCTTACGGGAATAACCTTTAGTGACTTTTTTATGTTTCTCATCGTCCCAATAAAACAACCGTCTAAACAATTCCATTTCATTGGCTCGATGTAAATCGACAGCTCTATTAAAGCCTGCACTATTTGGTCTTTGCACGGTCTTTTTCCATTGGTCTTTGACATAATCAGGTAGTTTATTCTCAAACTCTCGCTTAGTAAAGGGCTTTACTCCCTCATCTTCACACCACGCTCGATATAAAGCACTTAGAAAAGCAGTCGGTAGAAAATCACTGACGAACTCCTCAAACATATCATTCACAAACGCCAGTACATTGTCATTAGAGATTTTAAAATCATCTAACAGTCCTTTAGTGGCTTTTGGTTCATCAAACTTATCAAAGTTAAGCGATAAAACAATTTTAAGGACATACTCTAAAACGTCTTTGCGTTTAATATAATCATCTTTGATTTTCCAGTTGTCATTATCTGCCGTGAAAGACTTGTTAAAGGGAACAATAAGCAAACGTCTGTATGTTCCATTTGACTTGTTTCTAAACTTGGGTAAGAAATTAGTCGATTGAATAACTAGCTTGTTAAATACTGCCAGCGTTGGTTGTTTTCCTTTCGCTTCAATCGGTACTGGGTCGCCAGTAACCACAGAAAAGTAATTCCCTGCATTGTCTAAGTAACTGACTTGGCTATCATCTCCGATAATACACGTCTTCCCAACGACTTGGGAAAGGGCGAACCGTTCAGAAAACTGTTCAGCTTTGACACTTGCGACGTTCTCACGTCCGATTAAGTTCATGATAAGGCTCTGAAAAGTTCCTTTGCCGTCGTTTCCTTTACCGACGAGCCAAACGCCTTTACGATAGGAGTAATTGCCGTTGGTACTTGCGGAAATAATCTGCCATAACAATTTGACAAGTTCTCCATCTCCGCTCATTAAATCATTGAGCCAGTCGTCTACGTTCCAACCGTTAATATTTGGTGCTTTTGCCTTGGCATTGTACTTGGTCGCAATGGTTGAGGTAAATACGTACTTAGGACTAAATGGCTCTAATTGTTGTGTTTTTTTATTGAAAATACCGTTCGCAACTGGGATAAGATGAGCCTCTGCGGTTTGTTGCTTAACCTCTGCTAAGGTTTCAAGTTTAAAGAGAACTTCTTTAGAACGTGCTTGACTATAAGACGGCTCTAGCCAGTAAATGAGCCGATGAAAGAAATTTTCGTTTGTTTCATATATCCCTAGTTCAGGATTATAAACGCCTAACAGTCCGCTTTGGTGGTCTAGTTTGATGACTTTGAGCGTTTTATAGATGAATCTAGCCGTATCTAAGGGACTTAGTGACTTGGGTGCGTTACCGTCTGCTTTCGGTGTACTTAAAAATAAGTTACGGTGTTCAAAGAATAGTTTTCTAACCGCTCTAAGCGTTTGAGTGTTTGCTTTGACATAATCAGGGTTATTGATGATTTCTTTTTCTTGTTCTAGCCAGTCTGTCAAACTGTCTTGATAACCTGAAATATTAACGACTTTCTTGCCGTCTTCGCCATAATCTGTGAATTCCTCTATTTGAGGTTTCGGACTTCTTACATTTTCCTGTGGTGTTTCTGCCACAAGTTTTTCTAGTTGGTCTGTCATGAGTTCCTTTCTATCTCATCTTGAATACACTTTTCCAAATGGTCGCCAGCTCGTCATCAGGTAAGGGCGGACTGGTTCGGTTGTTAAAAGTTCGCAATAAGTTCATGCAACTATTGTTATCAATGCCAATCTTTCTCCAGTAGTGGAGAATACGGTTCGTGTCATTGTTTCGATTCCCTTTTCTTGCACCTCTGTTGAATAGTTCCCACATTTCAGCGCCATAAGTTCGACTGCCTAGCGTTGGGTTCTGTCTTTTTTGTGGTCGCTGTATCATTTCAAGTAACCAGTCAGGACAATCAGAAAGGTTATCAAAAGTTAAAGGCTCGTTAGTTTCTGTGTCATTCAAAGGCATATAATCGCCGTCTGTTCGTTTGCTCGGATATATGGGTGTGAAGTGTGTTTTTATCTCTACGCCGTCCGCTAGTTCACTGACAATCGGCTGATTAAATAGCTCTTTCGGAACTTTAAAGAAAACATGCAAGCCGTTGCCTGTGGGTGTCTTTTCAACATAGGTACTTAATATTTCGCCCTCGCTGTTTTCATTCCACAATCGACTGAATACAGCTCTACCATTCTGTCCGTTTTGGTGTTGGTCTAAGTCAATGCAAATCAAACCACTATTTCTAAGATTAATCATAATGTTGCGGTTCGGTATTTCATCAAACCATTCGCTTACTGTGATTTCGTCAATAGTTCCGCTTGAAGTTCCTTTTATAACAGCTCTCTCACTTTTTCCAGGAGGATAACCAGCGATAACAGAAAAGCCACGATTAATACAGTTTAGGGCTTGTTCTTTTGGTGTCAATCGTCAACCTCCAATCGATACTCGCATTCATCACAAATTTGGCGTTCTTGATAGGGAATGACTTCATTTTCTTTTAGAGGTTTACCACATAAATAACAATTCACCATGTCAGTCCTCCTCAAAGAGTTGGTCAATCCAATCAAGCTCCGCAAGCGTGTAGCCGTTGACTGCATTATTAATCGCTATGCCTGTGCGTTGTTTTTTTATGATTCCAGCTCTGCGTTCTTCCTCATTAGTTGGGATAAAATAACCGTTATCAATCGAACCAATAGCGCAACCCTGTTTATGTAGGTACTCAATTCGACTTTGCAAAGTTCTAAAATCAATATCAAGGGATTGTGCTAAAATCTTGCCTTTGACAGCTCGGGCAATTCCTCGATGTTCAGCAAGAAATTTAATAATGTTTTGATCTATTTTCTGTAGTTCTCTTAATTTCATGATTTCCCCTCCGCTTCGTCATAAGTTCCCCACATAGAAATAATAGTCTTGATAAAGCTATCTATGTCTGTACAGTCCCTAGCGTCCGCAATTAACACATTCAGCAAAATACTAACTGCTTCAAGGTCTGAGATTTCGTCAAACTGGGGTGTAACTGCCAGCAGGTCATCGCCTTTGTATAAAGTTTCAATGGTCAGATTTTTTATTTCAATATCAGGTTGAGCTTTCAGCATTTGATATGCTGCGCCACTCTCCATAAATTCAGAAAGTGCTTGTTGTTCATCATCGCTCAAATTTCTTAATGTCATTTTTTATTTTCCTTTATCTGTAATTTCATAATTGCAAGCTCTTTACCTAGAATTGGCACTAGTTGCGTACGTAAGGCGCTTTTAGCTCCACTGGGTAAGATTATGCCTGTACTTGCTTCAAACTGCTGTATTAAGTCATATTTGACCGCTCGTGCGTTGTAAATCATCTTAAATGGGTGTTTACCTATCGGTCTAAAACTATTCCGTCCGTACCGTTTTATAGCCGTGTAACCTTGGTGGTGTTCAATCATTCTGCCACCTCATCAAAGAGACTGATTTCTCCACCCTCTTTTTCGCCCTCAAATCGGACACCGTGCTTGTATTTACTAACTTTAAAGCTATAATCAACTGTGCCTGTATTGGCGTTTAATGGGTCTAATTTTTCAATCTGCTTGTCTGTGAGTTCTGTATGATAGGCTTTTAAACTTCGCAACCCTACGCTATCAATACCAGCCACATAGGGGCAAGCTCTAATAATATTTGTCATTTTTCTCAATCCTCTTTGCCTTGCCTGACAAAATTAGTTATCTAATACAATGAACTTACATATATCATCGATTAAATAATAGATAAGTGTGGTTTTGTATCGTGGTTTATAGCGGTTCAAGCCGTGCTTTTCCCAATTATCAAGTGTGCCGTCTGATATATCTAAGTCTTCCATAACACGCTTTTTAGAGATATAAGGCAATACTCGTTTTTCATTTCTGATTTTGAGCTGTGTGCCAAGATACTTATTAAATAAATGAATGACTTTATCAACTAAGCCATGCGCCACAAGGGTTGTTAAAGTGTCGTCATTCATGGAGTGCCTCCTAAATATTCGTTTAGTTTTCTATCAAAATCAACTTGTTCTCCTATAAAAATATATTTTATTGAAAGGCCATAAAATTTTGAAAATCGAAACATCTCATCAATTGTGATAAAACTACTATCTTGTTCTAGTTCAGCTATACGTTCCTTATTCAGTTTTACTTTTCTAGCAACTTGTTTTAATGTTAAGCGGTTGAGTTCTCGTAGATCTTTTAAAGTATATCTCGAAGTAAACTTCATGCCATGCCTCCATTCTTACGTTTAGCGATTACTTCCATAACTGCATAAGTGAGTTTATCTTCACTAATTCCTAGCTCATGAGAAAGCTCCGCAACATCATCGGAACTAATAATATCAAACGCTGTCATTGCCTTGTGCTTGGTTTTTCTACGTTGTCTTTCGTGACGGACACCACGGTTAAAAGCTACGTCATAAAGGTATTCATAAGCAAAAATGCGCATCCAGTCTTGCCAATTTTCTTTATTTGCGGTGTGATAGTCCATCAAGATAATCTTTTCCTCTATGATGTCAGCTAACTGCATAACACCCTCGGTAGCAAATCCCTTATATTCTGTTTGTTTGATTTCCTGTTTAATACGGTGTTTTTCAACAATTTCAGGCGTGAGTTTCATCTTAAATGGTTTGCCTTTTGGAATATGTAACAACTTACTTAATGGTATCCGTCCGCCTTTGATATCAAATGAAAGCAGTGTTTCATCATTATGACGATATACTATTAAATCAAATGTTTTAAATTTCATACCTTACCCCTTAACCATTTCTACTTGAATGTCATTTTCTAAAGTTGTGAAAGTCACTACTGATTGACCGTCAAACAACTGGTAAACGTACTCATTAAGTTGGATAAAGTGGCGTGCTTTGGCTTTTAATAAGTCCATAAGCTCGAAAGCGATTGAATCGTCTAGGATATAAGTTTCTTTGGTTACTGGTTTATTCATGTTGAAAATTCCTCTCATTATGGTAAAATAAGAGCATGAAATCACGTTAGTGCGTGACTCATGCTAATTTTGTATTAATCCTTTTCGTTTGGTCGCGGTAGGGATTTTTCTTTTGTCAAAAATTCTTTGATTTGGTGTCGGTCAAAACCTAAATCTAGTAAATTAGTAATACTCGATTCATAAGTTTGCAGTAATTGCAATTCTTCGGGGCTATCAAGCATTTGTTTAAGTTTTGCGTTAGGACGTCCTAGCGCTTTTCTCATGCCTTGGACACTCTTATATTTGCCGTTAGTAACCAGAGCCGTCAGCATATTAGCAAAGATAACGTGATAGTTCGGCTCAAAGTGTGGACTTTCCTTAATGGCGGTGGACAAATCTCTACGTGTAATAGTAGCTTTCGCCATTTCTTTTGCTTTGACTAACTCGCCTTTGAAATAAGCATTCAATACGCTACGTGTCCATTCACGGAATTTTCGAGCCGTTTCACTTTTTGGAGCAAGGAAAAGAATTTCTTTGATTCCCTCAAACGTAAATACTCGAGTATCGTATTGCTTTCCGTCACCGTGTGCCAATTTGGCACTAACTGAAAATTCTCTGTTTTTGAGATACTTATTTTTCTGTACTAGTTTTGTAATACCATATCTAGTTTGATATCCAATACATTGAGCAAGTTGTTCAGTTGTCATGAAAATTTCATGATTATCATTACGCCAAACATCACAGGTAATACCGTTGAATAACTCTTGATTGACTAATTGTAAGTTCATTTGTCCTCATTTCTACTTCGTTTAAAGACATTGCGTTCATGTTGGGGCAGTAGTTTATAGCCATGCTTAGGCTGTGGAATCAGCAAAGATACTTACAAGGACGTGAATACCTTGTGTACGTTCGTTAGATAGAAATTACTCATAACTATCGACGATTGTTCTCTTTGATGATTAGTTGTTAGTGATTTCTTCTGTATCAGTAGCAAGCCATTGCGTTATTTTCTGATAAGTAGTAGGTTGTACATTAAATTTTTGCTTATTACTTTCAATACGTCCATAAGTTAATGGAGTCAATCCTAACTTTTCAGCAATAACATGTTTTGGCAAATCTAACTCAGCTCTTTTTTTACGAAGAGCTGTTTTGATTTCTAGCGTTAATTCCATTCATTTCTCCTTTTTGTTTAATTTCAACAAATTCATTATAATTTATCTAATTTCGAAAGTCAAGTGATTTTTGTTTATTTTAGAAAAAAATATTTACATTTTTTATAGAAACTGTTAAAATATTTGTTAGGAGGTCATCTAATCATGGCTAAAAACAGAATAAAAGAGTTTAGAAAAGCTCAGAAATTAACACTTAACAACTTGGTAGAATTGTTGGCGAAAAAAGGAATAAAAGTTAATGAAAGCCAACTCTCTAAATTTGAAAAAGGTACAAGTTCCCCTCGCAGTGAGGAGATATGGTCAGCGTTAGCAGATATTTTTGACACTTCTATAACTAATGTAATGGGGTTTACCTCTGGAGATATAAAGAAAATAGCCGATCCATATTTCCCTACTATTCTTTCTAATTTTCTGAAAGACGCTGGTAAAGAAAAACTTAGCGGAGAAGAAGCTTTAAGATACATAGAAACTTTGGGAGATAATAAGGACTTCCTAGCTTATATGAGTAATGAACTAGAAAAACTTACTCGTGATGATGTTTTTATTACTTATAATAAAAAAGTTAGTACTACAAACATAAACGCGAAAGAGTTAGAAGAAATCAACAACAACTTAAATAACAAGAATAGAGAGAAATGGCTGGAATACGGCAAGGATTTACTAAAAATTCAAGAATTAGACGAAGACCAAGAATGACCAAAATGTTCGACATCAGCCATTTCGACATAATCACACGCGACATATTAAATATATACAACTTCTTAGACCTCTACGGCTACCATCACAACGCCTATGACGAAGCGTGTGCGTTGCTGTATGAGCTGTACTGGTTTGAGTCGGTGGGTTAAAGAAATGTAGTTCTTAAATTAAAAAAATACTAAAAAGAGAAAGAAGTAATATGGGAAGTTGGCGAAATAGACCAAAGCATATATCAGAACTTAAGGCGGATATTCCTTATATTGTTGCTATAGATGAGAGTGGTAGTCCTAGTTTAAAATATTTACAAAAAAAGCTATCCTCAAATACTGAAGATAACTGTGAACTTAATGATATTCATTTTAATGTAACTGCTTGTTTAATGGAGACCTCTCATTTTATAGAATCTCAAGATATGGTTATGGGAATAAAAAATAAGTTTTGGTCAGAAGGATGTGCTAATTATAAAGGGGATAAAAAGAGAGTTTGCTTTCATTCTACAGAAATTCGTAGAAGAACTAATGCCTTTAATTTTGATAGCTTAGATAAGCACAGAACTTTTATTAATGAATTAGGACAAGTTATGTCTGATATGAATGTAAAATTATTCTCTTCACATATAAATAAGCTGGAACTAATCAAACAGTATTCTACCCCTTATAACCCCTATGAGCTTTCACTAACTTTTATTTTTGAAAGACTTTCTTATGAAATCGGCAAAAAGAAAGCTGTGATAGTATTGGAATCCAGGGGTAAAAAAGAAGATAAAGTTTTGTTGAAACATATCGTGAAAATGATAGACCAAGGTACAAGATTTCTTAATAAGTCAAAGTTTTCTTTTATTGAAGGTGTTTACTTTAATGGAAAATGGGAAGAAAAATCGAACAATCTAAAATCATATTGGATATTGGAAATGGCTGATTTGTACTGTTATCCGCTTTTTAAATTCGGAAAACTAAACGAAAAAGACCAGACTTTCCAATGCTGTGAAGAAAAGATAATTTGTTATCCCGATTACATTGGGAAAGGCTTCAAAAAGTTTCCATATAACAAAAAAACGCCCTAAAAAGGACGTTCGCCCGCAAACTCGCGAGCCCCAGAGAGTCATTAGCTCTCACTAATATTATAACATAATCGGGATAAGTTATATAATATATAGTGGTGAACTTTGCATTTCTCTAAATGAATATTTGCAAATATAACCAGTCAAGGAAAGGTCTAGCAACATGAAACTATCGGACTACTTAAAGAGTATTGATAACTTAGATGAAAAAATGGAAAAGGCTGTAATTATAGCTGGGTATGAGAGAATGTTTGGAGAACACTACAGACTACCACAAGAACAGTTTGCTGACCTGATGAAATTACCTTTGCCAAAATTAAGAAGAGTTATTCATGAAATGAAAAAAGCAATAGATTAGAACTTTAATAGTGCTAAAGTCTATATAGCTGTGAACCTTAGCATTTATTAACATGCCAACAAATGCTAAGGTTCAAATCTATAAAACAATTCCTAAATTTTAGGAACGCAAAAAATTTAAAATAAAAGAGGAGTTCAGTATGAGTAATGTGTTTAATTTTATCTTAATAATTCTAAAAGCAGTTCTACTATTATATGTTGTAGTCTTTTTCTTAGTGTTATTTCTAGATATTTGCAAGGCAGTCTACGCAACAATAAATAGTAAGTCATCATTTAGCGATTCATTTAAACATGAATTAAAAAAGGATTTACATATCACTTTTATAAAAACTCTTAACCCTGTAAATTTTATTTTATGGGTATTCTCGTTAGTTTAG